CGGGACACGACGCGTACAGGAGCGGCGCAGCTCTTCATCCTCCTCTGCGCCGATCGGTCTGATTTCCCATTTCACAAGACCTTTTTCATCCTTGAACCGCTCAGACACCACCAGCTTTTTGTTTTCCCGCTTTTCAGCGTTCTCCGCCATAAAACATGATAAACCACCCATTTTCTTTCATTCCTTTCTTACTGCATCCCTGCCAGCATCTTAAACTCCTCCGGCATCTCCCAGTCTTCAAACGTGAAGTCCATTTCTTCGTCCAGATACTCCCCGTCCGCATCAAACTTCGCCAAAATCCCGCCATCCATACAGCAGTCTTTTAAGATTACCGTCTGTCTGCCGATCGTAGCGGACGGATCTTCGTTCGTGACCTGAATATCAAAATAAATGACTTCGCCCGTCTCCTTGTACCGGTATAACAGTTTCCGGAATACTGACGTATTAAAATGGAATGTCGCCGATCCGGTCCCTTTCCATCCGGTCGGCTTATTCCCCTTTCCGGTCTTCCCGAGAATCGGAATCTCCGTTTTTGTAATCTCCATCTTTGCTTCCAGATTGATCGCCTGCATAAAATTGTAGCGATTTCCCTCAATCGTGGCATAACATTCCGCCAGGGAGGCGGAGATTGAATCCCTGGCATCCATCAGCTTGTTATTTCCCATGTGTCCTCCTTTACTCCACCACAACGGTCATGTAGAGCTGCCTCATGCAGTTGACGGGCGTTACCAGAAGCTGTACGGTAACGGCGCGTTTATTTTCGCCGCGCGTCACCACAATGTTTTCCGTGCTTACCGCTTCGATCGCCCGCAGCCCCGCCAGCTGTTTTACATAGCTGACCACCTCATTCCACAGGCTCACCCTGCCGGAATCATCATTCGGAACCTTCCCGAAAAAGCGTGTATTGAAGATAACCGCAACATCATTACCAATCTGGTCCAATACCCTCACGGTCTGATTGCTTGAAAACTCTTCCTGCTTTTCTTCCGTAAATGTGGTCAGCGTATTGATATCCAAAAGCACCCGTATCTCTCCCGCAACTTTATGGAAGATAAACTTTCCGGCAGAAATAGAATCAGAGAGCTGCTGCTGTGTGTATGCCACGTCAATCGTCAGTTCTCCATCATACGCCGCGTTATCGTTGGTCTTGCTGATCTCACAGGCAGCTTCCGCCCCCGCCGTCCAGTAGACCAGCCCCGCTTCCTCTTCCTCCGTCTTGTTTTCCACGGAAATGATTCCCTCATGGTCTGCGCCGTTCATCCGGTAAACAACCGTCTGAAACTTCACACCTGCGGTTTCACGCATCCGGCGCGTAAATTCCACATACAGTTTCTTCGTTGTTTCATCCGTCACAGGGCAGCACAGAATGTTAAACGAGCAGGATTCCATTGCATCCAGAAATCCGGAATGATCCGCTCCCTTTACCTCTTCGCCGTTGTTCCCGCCGCTCAGAGGCTTCCCTGCTGTCAGCTCCAGAACGACCTCTTTCTTCCAAATCAGGTAATCGTTATCTTTCAGCGCCCCGATTCCTGCCACCGTCTGTTTATCGACCTCGCGACCGTCCAGCAGCGTGGACACATCAAAACTGCTCTTTACGTCCACATTTGCCGTCACCACGACCGTCAGGTCATTTCCACGGCTACCGCTGTATCTGGCTTCTGCCAGATCGTTCTGCGCCTTCACACCGCCATTTAAACGATAGAGCAGGCATCTTGTCGCCTTGCGGAATATCTCCCTCAGATTCCGCATTTCCGCCGCATCTCTGGTATATCCCAACACCTTGCGCATATCCCTTGAAAAATCTTCTGCCGTCAGTTCTATCACCTGTTTTTCAGGCCCCCAGCCAAGTTCGACCGGCACAGCCACGATTCCCCGTTCTGACAGCGCCGAGGAACTGTTTGCCGCGCTCACAAAATTGATATACGCACCGGGCAGGGTTTTATTCTGTGCAGTAAAACTTCCGCCGCCTAACATCTACTTCACCGTTCCTTTCTGATATTTCTTTAATATTTCATCTGTTTCCCGCAGACTGTACATCCTGTTTTCTTCCAGCAGCGCCCGCAAAAGGTCCTGCTGCCCGCGATACCGCCTTGAAGACAAGAGCTGCCTTTTGGTATACCTCTCACTTTTCATCCGTAACCGTCCCTTTCACATCCAGCGTCCCCATTGTCTCCGCCTTGTCCTCTGCGCGTATGAGCATCCGGCTGAAGCTAACCTGAAATGTAAGAATTCCGTTCGAGATATTCCCCTCCGGTTCCAGTCCGTGTACCAGCCTGCCGTCCGGAAGAAAAATCCATTCCATCCCCTCCAAAATCATCTCGCACACTTCATTCAGCAGTCTGGTACAATCCGTATGTTCTTCCGGAATGAACTGCACCCGCATATCCCATGTGCGCTGCCTGCGAGTCCTAAGTAATGGCGTATCGGATGTTTTTAAAAACCCAATAAAAAAGCAAGGCATTTCAATCCCCTGCTCCACGTTCTTTGTATAGATCGGATATTTTCCCGAAAACAGTTCATCCAGTTTCCTGGTAACTGCATCCATCAAGTCATTTTGCATCCACTGTCTCCTTTATCAAGGCCTCCAGCTTCTTTTCAATCAACTTCGGCGCCATACGCTCCACATCCTTTACAGAAAGTGTGAGCATGAATTTTCCCTCGACCCATCCGCTTTTAAGTTTTTTTCCGATGGCCGGGACGTATCTGCCGGGCGTCTGTCGATGCCCGTATTCAACATAACTGGCATAGATTACGTTATTGATAATCTCAATCTCCCAGCCGTCCGAACCTTTTTTCGGGCGGCTTGCTGTCCATCCGCGCCGGAGAGTCCCCCCGGTGTATCCCTCCCACTGCTGCGCGATTTTTTCATCCTCCACAGCGTCTTCCGGGATTGTTCCTACCGGAGTCCTCTTCCCGACCAGATACAATAGCCTCGCCGCCAGCTCCTGCGCGCATTTTCTGCAAAAAGCATCCTGTTCTTTTTCCAGTTTCTCCATGCGTTTCTGTAAGTTTTCCAATTCCCGGAAATCACATTTTCCCCACTTCGGCATTACGCATATCCTTTCCACAGCTCCAAAACGATTTCCTGATGCGACGAATAAACCGCCGCTTTCCCACTCTGGCCGTAGCTTTCTGTCCGTCCCTGCCGGGATACTTCTATCCGGCATCCTGGCGGGATTTCCTGCTCCGGATTCAGGAAAAGTTTTATCGTCTGTGACACATCCGTGACCGTCTCTCCGGTATCCGCTGATGGGAATCCCGAAAAAGACAGATGGCACGGAATCCCGCTGGACATCTGTCTTTCCTGCTGCTTTGTTACCTTTGTGTCAGGGTCTTTTTCGTGTACTATCTGATAAATGCTGCATATCCCGTCATAGGTCTGCTCTATCATGGTTCTGTGCATTTTCTGCGCCTGTCTGATCGCATCCGCAATCATGCTACCACCTCAGCTTCCTGTATCGGTTTAACTGCGCCCGGTAATTTTTCAGGATGCTATCCTTTAAAATTTCCGAGGCATCGCCGAAGCTGGTTGACGTATCCCCTTCCGAAATGGATTTGACCATTACCGGCGCTGCCGCCTCCCCGGGATGTTCATACCGGTACAGATCAACCGCCATACGGTATGCTGTATGGATCAGGCCCTCCTGCAGCTCATCCAAATTGCAGTAATTCAGGATCGTTTCCTGTACCGCATCCAGAACAAATGCCAGTACAGCGTCTTTTCCCGTTTCTTCCGGCTGTATCCCCAAAAGCGCTTTCAATCTTTCCAGCTCCATATGCCGCCTCAGCCCAGCTTGTGCTTAAAGGCAACAATGCGGATCTGCTTATGCTCATATACAGGCTTCCAGTTTTTCGGGTTTGCGACCTCCAGACGGGAAGGGCCTTCTGTTTTTGCCACCTCTGCATTCTGCCATGCGATCCCGCGCGGATGCAGGATCATCGTTTTGCGGTTGATCAGGTAGTCGATACCGGATCCCTTTCTCTTTGCACGGTCTGTTTCTGTCGCCACAAATCCTACCGGATTCCCGTTTCCGAGCGCGATCGCACCATTTCCAAACAGATACGTCGTATACACGCCGCCGGACGCCGGACAGCCATCATCAATGATCACCCGTTTCCCCTGATAGGTGCCGAACGCCACATCGTTGGACGGCTGCACGGTCTCGATCAGGTTCTGCTTTTTCAGATATGCCTCCGTCGCACTGTGCATACAGATACCGGTAAGCTGTGCCTTCGCATCCCCAAGCATCTGTTCTGCGTCGATAAACGCAGAGCCGCTCCAGTTTGCCGCCGCGCCGCTCTTCCCGGAAATATCCAGCAGATTCGACGCCAGTCTGGTTTCTGCCGGAGGCTTATTCTCATTCCCTGCGGAGATTGTTCCAAAAACGCCTTCCAGCAGCGCGATAAGCTCCTTCTGCATGTCGCGCGCCCAGAATCCTGCCACAAGGGAACCGATCGCCGCCATCGGGTCAGAGCCCGCCAGCGCTGCGGACAGATCCGTCGCACTCCACATCTTCGCCCTGCGGATGATCGCTGCCACGTCCTTATTGGATGTGATCTTGTTGTCTTCCAGATCCGCACCTTCGATCACCTGCTCGGATTCCCCTGTCAGATCCTCGAAGAACGGCATGTTTACGGTCGGCGCCGCCTGCGACGCCAGCGCGTCAAATTCTGTGTTGTTGGCAATGATGCCGCACTGTACCAGTGCGGAAATCTCCATTGTCCGGTTAATCACATACGGGTTAAAAAGCTCGGGGACGATAACGTCCTGTAAAGTTGTTCCTGCCATGTTTTTTTACCTCTTCCTTTCTCAGATTGTTGCCCCTGCAGCAGAAGCGAGCTGCTTTGCCATCGCAGGGTTTTCTTTGTAAATGCGTCCCTGCTCCGTGAGGTTATACGTTTCCGCCTTCCACGGATTTGCCGCCGGAGGGTTCCCGCCTCCGTTCGGCTTGTAAAACGCGCCGGGATCCGCCTTAAACAAATGGGGCGAAGCCTCCTTCATCGGCTTCAAAATATCGTCCAGCCCGACCGGGACGCCCTCCTTGTCGAACGTGAACTTATCCACCCCGCCCCGCTTATAGATCAGATAATCAGCATCCAGCACGCCTGCTGCCGCCAGCTTCTCTTTCAGGGCATATTCCTTTTTGGAATTTGCCGCTGCCGTTTCCAGTGCAGTTACCTTATCCTTGTAGGTATTGACCTGCTTCTGCAGTTCGGCGTTATCCTGATTATCCTTTTTAAGCGTCTCGATCGTAGTATTTGCTTCTTTCAACTTACCGCTTACCTCATCCAGCCGCTCCTTCGGGACAAACCCCTTCATCGCCTCATTCCACAGATCAACCGCGATCTGCGCGTGCTCTTCTGTCAGTCCCTTTGATACAAGATCCTCTTTCTTCATGTCATGCTCCTTTCGATTCATCTTCACTTGTTTTCCCGGTCGTGTCCGGTGATGTCTCCCTCTTTTCCGCCTGGGATACCAAAAAAGGCGAAAAGAAAAACACCCGGAAACTGATCAGTCCCTTGTCTACTTGACAAAGGACTGATCAAACTTCTGAGTGCCTTTTTACGCTTTAAATTATGTTCTTCCCCATTTTTTCCAGCATTCCGCCCGGCTTTGGGACAAATTCATTTTCCCAGTCTTCCGGATTCTCCGGTTCAAAATAAATACCCTCCGCACATTCCTTTCCATCGTCTTTAAGCCGGATATTCTCATCCGGTATTCCCTCTGGAAATGCAGTACATTTATAGGACTCTGCATCACTTTTTAAATGCTTACAAAAATCGCAAATAGGTAATCTCATGCTCATCTCTTCCACCTCCCCACATACGATTCCACCAATATCTTTGCTATGGCCGGAACATTCTCGCCATTGCGCATGCGCACAAATGCCTCTGCCAGCGCTTCGTTTCCAGATTTGCTTTTATCTGTATACTTTGATATACCTTTCAGATTTTCATACAAAGATTCAATCTGAGAAAATTTTGCGCGATACTCAAATTCATTTTTGCAGTCCTGATACATCATAACATGAAACATTTCATGGGCAAGATAGTCTTCAAGCGTTTTTCCTGCGAAAAATCCATTTTCATACCGTTTCGGTATCTGATTCAAGATTTTTTCAAAATCAGCATTCCTGTTTACTACCATAGACATTTTCCCGTCATGCCATCCTACTATAAAAATATCGCCTTTTCCCGCTTCCTCCAACTCTATGGATTCTATATGTATCTCATATTCCTTTTCAATCTCCTTTATCGCGTCGTCCATTTTCTTTTTTACATTGTCATCTATCCCCTTAATACTTGTTATATCATCTGGGAACTTTATCTTCATTATAGCTGATTCTTTGCTTTTTTCAAACAAACTTGCCATTTCCTGTCCATTGTCCGCTCCCATTTTCACAGCCTTATGTTTCTCATTATCTGCAGTTTCTTTCTGAACCCCATCAATGAATTTTTCTTTCCACTCCGGATAACTCAGTTTCCCGTCCACATACACCGTTTCATCCGTTCCCGGATTTCTGGCTGCACGCTCCACACTGATCCCAAATTCCTCCCAATCATCAAAATGCGGCAGAACGCAGCACCGGCAGCGCGGATGAACCGGCGGTGCTGTCACACCCACTTCAAACTGTGCCATCGGAAATACCTTCGTATCCATCCCCTGACAGGTTTTACAGGTTGAGCCGTCCAGCGTCGCATCAAACTCATACTGCCCCATACCAAGCTCCTTAAAGCACTCCCTCTGCGACGCCGAAGCGATTGCCGCCGATTCCGTCATGATCAGGGTTCCTGCCTGCGCTTTGCTGACATTCATCTTTTTCGCCAGACGCTCCGCTGCAAGACGTGGCGACTCTCCCCGGATAATGCACTGGGTAAGTTCCGTATGGAGGTTTGCGATCAGCTTTTCCTTGTTTGACCATATCCGGTCGGAAAAAATCCTGCCGTCCTGTGCCCACGGCTTTTTAATCAGCATATCGATTCGCCGTTCGTCCAGCCGCGCGAGGTTAAAGCCGACGCCTGTTCCTTTCGATACTTCAAATGCCGTGCGGTAGAACTGCCCTGCATATTCCTCCTGCAGATACTCTCCCATGCTTTTTTCAAACTGTGCCGAGAGCACTTCCGCATGCTGCTGTATCTGCAGCTTCATCGCTTCCAGATAAGAAATATGAAAACGAGCGGAGGCATTTTCAAGTTCTTTCATCCACCGCTCGTCTATTGCATTTTCCCGTCCCGCTTTGATGTAATCTTCCACGGACCATTTAAACTCTTCAAGTTCCCCTGCTTTCAGCAGCCTCTTTGCTTCAGCATAGCTGACGTCATTATTTTCAGCCATCCGTTCATACCACAGGTCGACGTCCCTCCGAATATTCGCCGCCGCCCGGCGGAACTGCTTCTGCATATCGTCATAATACTGCCTGCTGTGCTGATACTGCTCATCCTCAAGAACCTGCATCCTTTTCTGCCAGTATTCCCTGCTGTTTGCCATCATTGCCACCTACATTCTTTTTGGAAAAGGCCTCCTGATACCCTTCCGCCTTCTGCATCTGTTCCTCTTCCTGCTCCTGAAGCTGCTCCAGCTCTTTCTCTGGATTCTCCACCCACGGATGATTCCGCACGATCGTTTCGTCTGAGATCACACCTTTGCTCTGTGATGCGATCTGAGCCAGTTCCTGCTCATTTCTGACAGACGTCCTTGTCCATGTCTGGGTGATCGTGTCCTCTTTGACCGATACCCCCAGCAGGCGGCAGATACACCGGATAAAACGTCCGAAACTCGGCCGGAACTCTGTTTCCATCAGCCCCGCTTTCAACTCCAGCAGGGAGTACAAAAAATTCAACGCCACACCGGAGCTATTTCCAAAATTCTGCGGGTCCGGGTCTATTCCCATGCCCTGCTCAAAAATACACTTTCTGGAAACCTCCATCATTTTTTCCCGTGCTTCCACAGGAATCTCGATCGTCAACGTCGAAACCCCTGATTTGTCGTCCCCTGAATCATTATCAATCTTGATTGTTTTATAATTTTTCATGTCCCGAAGGAACTCATTCAAATCAGCGCCCCCGTAGTTGGTCAACACAAAAATGATCTCCTGAATATCTTCCAGATCATTTACGAATCCCGAAAATACTTTGCAGTATGTGTCGATCAGCGGCTTGATGTTTTTCAGGTCGTTTGTCCCGATGTTGTTGTTCGAAAACGCAAAAAACGGCACCTCCCCGATGCCATGTTCAAAACTGCTTTCTTCCGCGATATTGCCTGCTGTATCAATCACTGTAAAAATCCGGTAAGGCTCCAGCCCCTCATCGATCGTATTCCCCGCCTGCACCGCATATGCCTCGCATACCCGGTCGTTCCAGTATTCATACACATCCAGTTCCGTCTCGTCCTCCGTGATATCATGGTAGATACGCAAGACTCCCAGCAGTTTTTTCTCCAGACTCTTGTCCCATACAGGAATGATCTGATCGGATGGAACGACCGCGTAATTATAACCGCCGCTCTCCCTGTCATTCCATACGTGGATCCATCCCACAGTCGTATTTGACGCCTCCACACACAGGTCCTTGCATACTTTCGGGTACTTATCCCCAAGAAACGATCGCAGCACTTTATTCGCTCCATCCGTTCCTACATCAAACAGAGGCGGCGCTGTAAACATGTACGAGGCTTTCTGATTTACCAGCAGCCCGTGGAAGTTAAACGGGATTCGGTTATCCGCATTCCGCAGCGGCGTTTCCGACTCCCCTTCGGCTTTCCGCTTCTCTTTTTTGGATGGTTCCTGCAAAATATCCGTCTCATTTTCATAATACCGACGTGCTTCCTCCGCCCGCTGGATAAATGACGCATGGGACGCCGTATATTTTTTAATCATTTTTTTCACATTTTCTATGTCCATGTTGCCCACCTCATTTCAGAACACTAATGCCCGACAGCCGGCGGATGATCGTATACGCCATATAGCGTAGTCCATCGAGCGCGTGATCATGCATCTTCACAGGCTTGTCTTCCCCATGCTCCGCAGCCTTCTCGTCCCAGATGTATGAACCAAATTCTTTGATCAGGTTCACACATCCTATATCAATCAAAATGGAACCCTGATTCAGCAGCGTTGCCACGAACCGGATTCCATCCAAAACATCATTCTTTGCTTTCTTTACCTTATATCCGTCTTTTTCCAGCTGCGCCTTAAAGCTTGCCGCCGCCGGATCGAGAACTACAGCCCTGATCTTTTCACCGCAAAGCCATTTTGTCATATCTTCCGAAAACTCCTTATCCGTTTTCTGCTGCCCCTTATCTCTTCCGGAATAATAATACTCCCTCCGGCAGTACCAGCGTCCGTCCGCCCCTTTGCTCCACAACAGGAATGCCGTCGGGTTCTGGGTTCCGTAGTCGCAGCTTACATAACTGTCCCCCACCCAGAAGCTGCCGCCGTGATCCTGCTGCCAAGACGCCGCTACCTCATCAGAATCAACTACATGTTTCTCTTCGGAAAACATATCGTAAATGATCCCTTCTGCCATCGCCCACAGCCCGAGGATGTAACGCTTAAAGAACACCCCGTTGTAATCACTTCGGTATCGTTCCTTTATCTTTTCTGACAGGCTCAGATTATCGTCCATCGTAAAATGGACATACAGCACTTTTTTTAACCCCGGGGCTTTTCCTTCTTTTTCGGCTTCCTCCCGGATTTTCCGGACACGCTCTTTTCCAAGGTAGCTGATTGATTTATCAATCCAGTTTACTTTGAACCAGTGATACGGTCCATCCGGATTGCAGTTAAACCAATATTTTGACCCTTCTACAGAACATCGCCCTGTCGCCTGATTGACGAAGCTCTCCGGCATCAGGGCAACCTCGTCAAAAAATACCCCCGCCAGTGTGATACCCTGTATCAGATCCTGGCTCCGCTCATCCTTTCCGCCGAAGATATAAAAATAATTTTCTGTCTCCCCTCTGGTCACAATGACCAGATTATCCGCGCGGTGGTCGGTTACCCGATAGCCGCGGCTTTTTAACATCAGCTTCAGCCAGAACAGCACATTGCGCCGGAAGCTGCCGATAGTTTTGCCGCACATGGCAAAATTCTGTCCGTTAAACGTATCCATTGCCCAGATCGCAAAGGACAGCGACATGCTCACAGTCTTCCCCGATCGGATTGCGCCGTCTGCAATGATTCCGTCATAGTCCTTTACCGGCGACGATTCACACCACCAATTCAGGACTTTCCGCTGTTTTTGCGAAAACGGCTTGAAATGGAAAAACTGCTTAATCTGCCTCATCCGACCAGTCCTCCCCTGCGGTTCCATTCAGCGCCGCAAGGAAACCGTCGTCTGCTGCCACATCCTCATCTTCTGCGACATTTGCCTTCGCTTTCAGAACAGCGATCCGGGCGCGCTGCTCTTCTGTCGCCAGATCCATATGATCTGCCAGCCAATTCATCGCCTTCATATGGTCCATCAATTTTATGCTTGCGCCGTCTTTTCCCTGCTTGATTTCGGCAATGAGCGTTCCATCCACATCAACCGACTCCCGGAATTTTACCGCGTTTATCTCTTTCATCAGCGGGATTTTTTCTCCCGTCTTCTCATCAGTTACCGTGATCGGCCCAAATGCACCCATTACCGGAACGGTTTCGCGCCCAAAAGAAACATAATCTGTCATATCTGCAAACGCAATATCCATATACTTTTGAAAAATGTCATGCTCATCCAAAAGTTCACGGTTTAATCGGTTCTGCTTCAGCCTCATGATTTCATCTCGAATACAAGGATTTACAAGGAGGCGGTACCCCTCTGAATTTGCAACATCATAACTGCTGCCATATGCTTTCTGGTATGCTTTTGTTGCATTAAAGCACCGGACATAATATAAGCAAAAAAGCCTTTGTTTATCTGTTAAATCAGCATTTTCCAATACTTGACCAACATCTTCCGCAACGGCTCTTTTACTCTTTTCTTTGGTTGCAACCTTTTTCCCTTTTGGTTGCAACTTTTTTTCTTCAAGGTTGCAACCTTTTTTCCAGTATCTCGACGCCCAGGACTTGACCGTCGAAAGACTTACCCCATACTTTTCAGCGATCTCCTTATACTTCATTCCTTCCTGATAATCCCGAAAAGCCTGTTCTCTTACTTTCTCACTTTTCACCTCACCACCTCTCAATTCATTTACAAATAAAATCCTCCCGGACTTTTGACAGCCCTTAACAGCATTCCGCTAGGAGGATCAAGGAGAAACCAATGTTGGCACGTTGGCCAGTGGACCCTGCAGGATTTGAACCTGCGGCCATCCGGTTATGAGCCGGACGCTCTGACCTGCTGAGCTAAGGGTCCGTTGTTGTTTTTTTGGGAAAAGAAAAGAAGCAGGGATTAATCCTGCTCCTTCAACATACTTGTTAATAAATCTGTGAAATATATGTTTATTCCTCTATTTTATACCAAATATCTCCCAGTTTCGCATCTACAGGCTCTTCTTTCTGAATATATACATTAGGCTTATTTAGAGTCTCTTGAGTAACAACGTCTCTTGCCACTTCTTTTACCTCAGAATGTGATAATCCGTAATTATTAATCGTTTCTGCCACTTGGGAATTTTCAAGTTTTGAATTCTGTATAGTAATGTTACATTTTTCTTCTTTCTCCGGTTTCTCTGGATCTTTTCTCCTGTGAAAACCTCCGCCTGCTATTGCCCCCGCTATGCTGATCAGCCCCACAATACCCGTTATTGTTTTCCCATACTCCTCGAAAAATAGCTTTATACATTCTAAACTATCTTTTAAAAATTCCATTTTCCTTCCTCCCACACAATACATTTTGCTTCATCATACACCATAATCCGGCAAAAATCTATACTACCAAATATGGTATCATAAAAAGCACCCAACCGCGTTTCCACAGTCTGGTGCCTTTCAAGGATGTATTGTGTAGGGGAGTAGTGTCTTATCCACTACTGTCAGTTTATACTATAACATTTTAAAACCGAAAAAAGCGAAAAAAACGAAATTATTTCATGAAATTTGTAAATTCCATTCTCACACTATCCCCCGTTGCCTTCCTCCCCATCTTCACAGCCACTTCTTCCCAGGTCAGCTCTTCGAGGAACTTCCATCGGATGATCCGCTGCATCCGCGCCGGGATCGTCAGCATCCACTCTTCCACGTTCAGCTTAATCTTCTCTGCGTTCGCTTTCCGGCGCTCCAGCAAGCCTTCGTCCCACCGAAGCGCACTGTCGTCTGCATAGGTAAATGTCGTCCCCTCGATCTTGAAATGCTGCGGCTGGTAGGGGAAATCCGGATTGCTCCCGCTTACATTCGTCTGGATGATTGTCTTGCGCTTTTTCTTTAATGCCCGGATGTCCCGCTCTGTCTCCTGGACCAGCGCACATGCATCTATGTAGTCGTTTAGGATGTTTTTATCCATCGGTGCCACCTTCTTTCTCATCCATTTGCTTACTTAAATATCAGGTTTTCTTTCCATTCTGCTCTTTCCGGCTTATTCGCCTAAATACTCATTTAATCCAAATCAAACCTATCTTTCGTGTATTGCACATAATCCTCCTCGCTAAGGTACAGGTACAACCTCAACGACCTCGATCCATCCTCGTACACCTTCCCTACCGCAATGATCCGGCTGGATTCATCGCAGGCGTAAACATCTTTTTCTAAAAATTTTTTCTCCCTGCGTTCCCCGTCCATCTCGTATATAACAATCGCTCCACCGTCCACAGCCATATAATTTATTACCGGACAAATTATGGTAATGTCCCTTCCATAATCGTAGCACCCACTTAAAAATACTGACATTGCCATCGCAACCGCTATTGCTCTTATCTTTTTCATAAGCTTCCGCCTCCCATAAATGTCCTCATCATTTGTTTCTTCCACCCTGCAAGTTCCTCCGTTGTCTCCAATCCTTCACAGGTTCCTCGTTCGCCTGCTGCCATGTTTTATATATCTCCACCTGTTATCGGATTCCACGCTCTATCATCTATATAGACATCTGCTCCCACCTTCCGGCAGTCCCCTCCGAAAAATTCAATTCTTTCCGGAAGATTTTCATTCACGGCGTCAAATTTCAAACCATGTCCCTGACACCACTCTACTGCCTTCTGAAGCAGCTCCCCGCTCCGGCAGGTCCACAGGATTACTTTATCTCCCTGCCGCCTGCGTCCGACCAGATAACCGATCAGCTCCTGATTCGGTTCCCCGATTTCCGGCCACCTGTTTTCACACAGCGTCCCGTCGAAATCTACAGCATATGCCTTGCTCATTTCCTTTTGTTCCATCTTTTTCCAATATCTCCTATCTCGTAAACATCATGTTCCCACCGCCTTCCAGCCCGTAGTTCGCGACTGACCAGAACAGAAGCATAAAATACAATATCATCATAACTGTGACAATCAGTATCACTTTCCATGTTTTCATTATCGCCCCCATCCGTACCCGTAGATATCCGGGCACATCCCGTTTTCCATCATTGATTCCATGTACCTCTCATACGCCTGTCCATCATCGTGTCCGATAAACCACGCCGTTTTGCCGCATAAAGCCCAAAACAAAGCTCCTGTCACGATTGCTGCCAGAATCACGACCACCTCATCTCTCATATTCATGTGCGTTTCGCCTCCCCTGCCAGCACGATCCGGTACATTCCCTGCCATTTCATCCGTTCCCGCGCATAGCGGTTCACCCTTGCTTTCGGCAGCCCTGTGAGCGTTTCAATTTCTGATGCCCGATATATTCCCATATACCGCCCTCTCTTATAGATCTTATATGCACATGCTGTCCCCCTCATCTCCTCCGCTCCTTTCCAAATTCCAGTGCAGGGAAGCGCCGCTTACTTTCTTTTACGTCCACTTCTTTCCCGCTGCTATCACGCATCCCTGCTGCCTCCTGTACTCCTTTCCTCTTCTCCATCCCATAAATCTCCGCATTTGTGATGCAGCATCTGGTTCCCTTCGCGTTCTCGACAAGAACATGGTGCCGGTATTGTTTGATCACTGTTGCCCGGCCGCGTGGCGCAGTCTTTTGGTTTTCATCCTTCTGTGCCCATACTTCTCGAATCATAATCTTATCTCCCGGTTTCAATTTTTTTACTGGTAACATCCTGTGCTTCCTCCTTTGTTTCCCAAAACACAAATCCTTCCGGCGGTACCGTCCTGCTGCCTGGCTGTACTTTTTCAATCTCTTTCCCGGCATCACCCCAATCTGCAGACAAATGCTTTTTTTCATTTACTCTGTCTTTCCGATATGTGACCTTTTCCCGCGTCCATCCGGGATACATCCGCCGCATCCGATTTTCAAGCATCCTTATCATTTCCTTCCGGTTATCAAGATTCCCGTTGTCGAGCATCTGATGGTGCCAGACGCACCCAAGCACCCCATTCTGCTCCACTCCCATCCCCAGCTGAGAACGCGGGACGATGTGCATGATCTGCAGCGCCGTCCAGCAGTATGCCGGATCTTCCGGCGGCTCATATCCTGCCGCACAGAAGACGCAGGTTTCATTATCACGCTTATGTATCGCTTTCCGGACTTTCGCCGTAAATTCCAGATGCCGCGTCAGCTTCTTTTTCACTCTTTTCTTCATCCTTTCTGTCCTCTTCTGTTTCTTTTCCCATCTGGTCGATGCTCATCTGTCCCAGTATCTCTTCCGGCGGCGCGGGAAGGATCTCAAACTGCAGCGCCACATATCCTGGCACCAGCCCACCGTGGTCGTTTATCAGGTGCGTTATCCTGATATCTATCTCTGCGCCGGTCTGCTCCCCATCCTTCTGATGCTGCAGTCGCACTGTATTTCCGACCCGGTACGGGTCATGAGTGCGTAGGATCAAAAAACGCTGCCCTTTCCGGATGTCTGTCATCATGTTCGTTCCCATCGGATAGGTATAGACCGCGTCCTCCGGCGGCAGCTCTATGTGGCGGGGTTCCTTTTTCTCCGGTTCTTTCCAGGTTTCGGAGTTCCGCTTCTGCTCCCCTCGTGGCAGGCGCTCCGGCCCGATTTCTTCCGGTACTTCCGTTTCAATTTCTTCGGATTCCGTTTCAATTTCTTCTGGTTCCGTTTCAATTTCTTCCAGATTCGTTCCGTTCTGCCCTGCTGCCGGGTTATTTTCTTCCATGACCGCTGGACTGACGCGGGACGTTTTCCTGCTTTCCGGTTGCACCGGTGCAACTCCCGGCATTTCTGCGCCATACACGGTTTCCCAGCTCTCTTCGGCGCTATCGCTGCCCATCAGCAGGTCAAACGCTGCCTCCATGTCGTCCCATCCATATCTCTGCTTCTCGCCGCTGCGCACATTGATCAGCACCAGATCCCTGTCTGCTCCTTTGAGCGACAGCATCAGCCGCCCGATACCGGAGATCCGTGCGCTGTGCATCCCTTCCCCTGCCGGCGCCATGATCTCCATGACCTCTTTTGCCAGCTGCTCAACATTATCCGCCCGCATATATTCCTTCCAGAGCTTGCAGTACAGCTCCGGGATGTCCTGCCCCAGCTTCCACAGCACCCGCTGGAGGTCATTCTCAAGACGGTCATAGATATCTTCCCGCTCCTCCATTAAAATCTCAAGATCCGTGGTCTTTTCCTCTTCCGCCACCTCCGCGCGGATCGCCTGAATATCAGATTTGCTGTAGTCCGGGCTGATCTCCTCGTTGATCCACTCCGGGAGCATCAGCATGATAGACAGCTTTGCCCGTCCCATGCCTCTGTACTGTTCCTGCAGACGCGGTGCGTACCCGCCTTCTGCGAACCGGTCGTTGATCGCGATAAACCTTGATACTGCCGACTTGTCCAGCCCATACTCCTTCTCTGCAAACTCATTGACCGTTGCATATCCGGATTCCTGCAGCACCGCCGTGTCCCGCGCTACCTTTAAAAGATAGCCGATCTTTACAAACCCTTCCTCGACTTCCTCCACCACGGTATCCATCGTCTGCTTAAAATCCGCATAATTCCCATATTCCAGAGCCTTTTTCCCGTATTCAATCAATTCTCCCACTTCACACTGCCTCCATAAAATCTTCCATAAGCCCCTGCAGGACTCTTGTATTGTTCTTTTCCCTCAGCTCCTGAAGGTTTTCTTCCCGCTTTACAGCGCTGATCTTTGCCAGCTCCCGTTCGGATGCCGTCAGGCGCTTTTTGACAACCTTCTGCCACTCCCGCAAAAAACCCCGCACATTCTCGATCCCCGTCTCCTCATCCAGATAGGTTCTGTGCTGTCGGATGGTGCCGCCCGGCTCCACCTCCAGCGTGTAATACGGCACGTCCGGCGCGGACGTTTTCCGGAGGAAGAACACGTAAGTTTCCCGATTCCGGATCCGCTCAAAATACCGGTCCGAAGAGCCTGCGCAATGATGCAGCGCATTTCCTTCCACTGCGATGTCCACCAGCCTGCGGGGGACGAGCACCATGTACTCTTCTCCGGTGTATTCGTAGATCTTGCGGACTGCTGCCAGATTATCTTCCGCGCCGGGGTATTTGCCCGCCATCTCTTGCGCTTTTTTCTCCCACGCTTCCCGGTTCTGTGCGATATTATCCAGAATCTCCTGCTGCCTGATCTCCTCCACAGCCTCATCGTGACGGCGCTTTAACTGGCGCGGCCGGCTTACCATCTCATCAGATAGGTCTTTCCCCAATCTCCGACACATACTCAGATAGTCCCGATGCTGTTCAATAACGCTTCTTATCGATTTTCCCGGGTAGGATTCCGCCTGCTGCCTTATGATGTAATTTTTAAATTTCAGCAGCGACATTCCTCCGGGGATCTGCCCCGGCGATACCTTTTCCTGCAGCACCCATTCCAGTGCTTCCTGCGGCAG